CCGATAATCGCGAAAATGCATGAGCCGACGCCGCCGCAACGAAGCTGCCGACAGTCTCGCCGACTGCTTCGTCGACGCGCAATCCGATTACGCCGCCGCAAAGGCCAGCCGCTACCGCCGGCGGCGGACGGGCGTCTCGCCGATGGGCTCGGGCGCCGACTATCACTACCGCAGCGAGTCGGACTATCTGCGGCTCTTGGAAGAGGCCCGCGACTTCGACCGCAACGACGTGATCGTCGGGCAAACGATCGACCGGGCCGTCGACAACATCGTGCAGGGTGGCTTTACGCTCGATGTGGATACGGGCGACAAGCAGCTCGACGACGCCATCGAAACGCGCTGGGAAGCCGAGGCCGACGATCCGCAGATCTGCGATCTGGCCGGCGAACTCACGTTTCATCAAATGGAGTCGCTGGCCTGGCGGCATACGCTGGTCGACGGCGACGTGTTTTGCTTGCCGACCGAAGACGGCCCGCTGCAGATGGTCGAGGCGCATCGCTGTCGCACGCCGCGCGCCACCAAGCGCAACGTCGTGCATGGCGTGTTGCTCAACGAACAGACCCGTCGCCGCGAACAGTTCTGGTTCACCAAGGAAGACGTCGATCCGAATCGCCAGGTCAAGCTGGTCAACGAGATCAAGGCCTACGATGCTTACGACGACGAGAACTGCCGGCAGGTGTTCCAGGTCTACAACCCCAAGCGCGTCTCGCAAACGCGGGGCGTGACGGCCTTGGCGCCGATCTTCGACGCCTGCGGCATGTTCGAGGACATCAACTTCGCCAAGCTCGTGCAGCAGCAGGTCGTGAGCTGCTTTGCCTTGTTCCGCTCGCAAGCGGTGACGGCCGGCGGCGGCATGCCGATCGTCGATGCACCGTACGGCGAGCGGACCGACCAGGCGCTCGCCACGGGCGGCACGCGGCGGATCGAGGGCATTGCTCCGGGCATGGAGATCACGGGCCGACCGGGCGAGACCCTCGAGGGTTTCTCGCCGAATGTGCCCAACGCCGAATTCTTCAACCACGTGCGGCTGATCCTGACGCTCATCGGCATCAACCTCGGTTTGCCCCTGGTGCTGGTGCTGATGGACGGCAGCGAGACGAACTTTTCCGGCTGGCGCGGCGCCGTCGACGAGGCCCGAAAGGGTTTCCGTCGCAATCAGCGCGCCCTGGCCGCTCGTTTTCATACTCCGATCTACTGCCACAAGCTACGGCAGTGGGCGGCCGACGACGCGGCTTTGGAAAGGGCGATGCAGAAGCTGGGGGCTCGCTTCTACAAGCACAACTGGAATCCACCGCGTTGGCCGTACATCGAGCCCCTGAAGGACGCCTCGGCCGATCTGTTGCGTCTGCGTAACGGGCTGTCGAGCCCGCGCCGCGTCCACGCCGAGCACGGAGACAATTTTTATGACATCCTCGACGAGATCGTGGCCGACAACGGAACCTCGATCCGCCGCGCGATCAAGGAAGCCGCTGCGATCAACGTGGAAAACCCCGGCCTCGAGACACCGGTGCACTGGCGCGAAGTGATCAGCCTGCCGACGCCCGACGGGGTCACAGTGACCGTCGCCCCCGACAAGCCCGAACCAACCGCGCAACCAACCCCCAAAAAACGCGATGCCTGATCAACTCTTCATCCCCGCCGGCGATCGTCCCCTGGTGCCCCACTTCGAACAGTGGTTGGGCGTGTGGGCGATGCGTGAGGCCGACTTTCAGGCCGGCTTGTCGCTCGTGCAGCGGATGGATCTGCACTTGCACCTGCAGCAGGTCGCGGAGGCCCAGGCGAGCGGTCCCAATGCCAACAAGGGCTCGAGCGGTCCGGAAACTTCCGACGGCATTGCCGTGATCGGCATTCGCGGCTCGCTCATGAAGCATCAATCGAGCATGGGCACCAGCACGTCGACGGTCGAGGCCCGCCGGATGATCCGAGCCGCGGCCAACAACGAAAACGTCCGCGCGATCCTGTTGCACGTGGACTCGCCAGGCGGGACCGTGGCGGGCACGCAAGAGCTGGCCGACGACGTCGCCGCGGCCGCCAAGAAAAAGCCTGTGCAAGCCTTCATCGAAGATCTGGGTGCCAGCGCCGCCTATTGGATCGCGAGCCAGGCCAGCTACATCGCCGCCAACCGTACGGCCCTGATCGGATCAATTGGCACCTACGGCGTCGTGTACGACGAAAGCGGCGCGGCGGCCATGCAAGGCGTCAAGGTGCACGTGGTGCGCGCGGGGGCGTTCAAGGGGGCGGGAGTCGCCGGCACGGAGGTCACCGCCGCGGCGCTCGCCGACTATCAACGCATCATCGATTCCCTGAATGAGCATTTTGTCGCCGGCGTGGCCGCCGGACGCAAGATGACGGTCAAGCAGGTGCAGGCGATCGCCGACGGCCGCGTCCACCCGGCGGCCGATGCCCAGGAGCTGGGACTGATCAACGCCGTGTCGACGCTCGACGCGGTTTATTCACAACTTGTCCGTGACACTCGACCCATGAAAGGGAAAGCAATGAGCGAATCGAACGCCGGCGACTCCGTCGCCACCCAGGCCGCGCCCGTCGCCGCCACCTTGGTCCAGATCGAAGCCGCATGCCCGGGCGCCGACAGCGCGTTCGTGCTGCAGCAGCTCCGCGTCGGCGCGACCGTCCCGGCCGCGCAATCCGCATGGATGGCCGAGCAGAAAAATCAGCTCGACAAGTTCAAGGCCGACCAGGCCGAGCAATCCGTGCCCAAGCCGGCCGGCAAGAAGCCGGGCGTCCCGGCGCTCGCCGCGGGCACCTCGCAGCCTGCGGAGACCGAAGGGGATCCGATCGCCGAGTGGAACGAGTTGCTCGACGCCAAGATCAAGGGCGGCATGTCCCGCGAGCGCGCGGTCAGCGCCTTAGCGCGCGAGAAGCCCGAGCTGCGACAGCAGATGGTCGCGGCCTACAACGCCCAGCGTCGCGCGAGCTGAACGAAAACCGCGGGCCGTGAGGGGCAGTGATCGATAACCAGAAACCACCTTCAACGATTCAGAGGAAGTTCACATGGCACAACTAGTCGAATCCGCCGGCCGCTCGTTCGTCGCCGGCGCGGCGATCGCGCAGTACCTCCGCGTGACCCTGTCGTCGGGCAAGTTGGCCGCCGCGGGTCTCACGACTCGCGAGATCGGCGTGCTCGAAGCGGCCAGCTTCGCCGACCTCGACGTCCGCTCGGTACGCCTCCGCACCGCGCAGGGCACCTGCAAGATGGTGGCCAACGCCGCCCTGGCCGTCGGCGCCAGCGTCTACACGGCCGCCAGTGGCAAGGTCGGCCCCAGCCTGTCCACGGGCTTTTTGCTCGGCACTGCGTTGTCGGCCTCGACAGCCGACGGCGACGTGATCGAAGTCCTCCGCAGCTCGCACGGCGATACGGCCGTCTAGACCGCGCGGCCGCGTGACGCAGAAAGTGTCTCAACAAGCAAATTCTTACAACTGATCCCCGGAGTCCATCATGCCCAGTCCCTCGTCCTCACTCGCCACGTTGCGGCCCGACCTGGCGGCCAGCTTCATGGAATTCGATTTGGCAATGGACCGCGCGGGATATATCTCGCAACGTCTGATGCCTGTCCTCGAAGTGGCCTCCGCGGCCGGTAACTTCGGGAAAATCCCGATCGAGCAGTTGTTGCAGAGTCCCGACACGTCCCGCGCGCCGGGCAGCGGTTACAGCCGCGGCAAGTTCACCTTCCTGCCCGACACCTTCGCCACGAAGGAGCAAGGCTGGGAGGAGCCCATCGACGACAACGAAGCGGAGATGTACGCGAACTATTTCGACGCCGAGCATGTGTCGACCATGCGCGCTTTTCACTTCGTTTTGCAGGCCCAAGAGCAGCGGGTCGCCGACTTGCTGTTCAACGCCACCACCTACACCGGCGCGGCCCTGACGACGGCGGTGACCAACGAGTGGGACGATCTGCCCAACGCCACGCCGATCGTCGATGTCGAAGCGGCCGTTCGCAAGGTCTACAGCGGCACGGGGCTGTGGCCCAACGCCTTGGTGATCAATCGCCGCGTGTTCCGCAACCTGCGGCAATGCGACGAGATCATCGAACGGATCGCCGGCCTGGGCGCGGGCGCGCCGACCAAAGCTTCGGACATCACGGCCGCCCAACTGGCCCAGGTGTTCGACCTCGAGCAAGTGCTCGTCGCCGGCGGCAGTAAGAACTCGGCCAACGAAGGTCAGGCCGCCACGCCCACGCAGATCTGGAGCGACGAGTACGCCGCCGTCGGTCGCATCTGCCGCTCGAACGACATCCGCGAGCCCGGCTTGGGTCGCATCCTGCACTGGGGCCAGGACGGCAGCCAGGTCGGCGGCACGGTCGAGACGTATCGCGATGAACGGATCCGCGGCGACGTGGTTCGCGTGCGCCACCAGGTGCAGGAGAAGATCCTGTACACCGAGACGTTCCACCTGCTGTCGAACATCACGACCTAGTCCTGATCGTAGGCACGCATGACCGTTTTCGACGAGCTGCAGGAGCGGGCTTTCCTCGTGCTCCTTGCTCAGCACGGCGAGACGGTCAGCGTGCGCGGGGGCGCGGGCGGAGATTCGCGGGACGTGCAGGTGTTGGTCACCGAAAGCGACGAGCACGTGCTGCAGTACGGCCTGGATCGCGAGGTCGAGACGATCCTGGTCGATTGCTTCCGCGACGAAGAGCACGCCCGCGGCGGCATCCGCGACCCGCAGTTGGGGCTGATCCTGCTGCGGGCCGGCGAAACGAGGCACTACGGTTTCAGCGGCGACGTCACACGTCGCTCCCCCACCACGGTCCGCCTGGCCTTCCAACGCCCCCGCCTCGACCGCGTGGGCACGGCACACCGGCAACAAAGCGGGCAGTAACGAAAGGTGAACGATGGCCTGGGTTGCAACAGTAGAAGAAATCTCGATCGACGGTGCGGTTGCG